ATCATTGCCATCATGCAGAATCCTATGGTGCCACTTGTTACCCGACAAGTAGCTGACCAAGCATGGCAGCTTTACCGGTGGTATGCAGAATCCACCATGCATATTTTGGGTAGTATCTATGAGGAAAATGAATCCGGCCTTCCTACTGATCTCCGTTTGTTGGTTGATAACTTGCCGGCGAAGTTTACCACGAAGGAAGCGGAAGCAATTTGTGTACGGTTGAATGTAAAGCCAAAACGATTTCACAATGCTATGAGAATGCAGGAATTTGCCAAAATATTCAAGCGAGTATCTCATGGAACGTATGAAAAAATGTAACTTTGTTTGATTTCATTATCGGCCAATGCTGCAGTTGCGACCTGCATCACACCCCTCTTACGAGGGGTTTTTTTATATCTTTAAGGGTATAAAATATAACATAGCCATAGCCATTATATCATATCGGATATAAATTTTACCCAACAAAATGCATGGATTTTGCACAAAATCTCAATCATATTCTCAATATTCTCACCGAGTGAGAATTTATAACTTATTGATAACCATAGTGTATGAGGCAATATTCTCACTTTCTCGAGAATTTGAGTAAATAATAATTTTATATCTCTATATTACTTTATAGTATAATCCTTATAGAGATAACGAGAGGGTGAGAAAATAGTGAGAATTTGAGAATATTGCTGATAATCAATTAGTTGTAGAGGTTTTTGGTGAGAATATGGTGAGAATATTGAGAATTTGGTACTTTCAGGTGCTTATGGGTAACTTTGTAAACAACAAGTAAGTACAACGTGCCAAAGAAAGGACATACTAACAACCCGAATGGTAGACCCAAAGGAACCCCAAACAAGGTTACCAAATCAATACGGGAGCATTTCGCTGCTGCTTTCGATTTATTGCAAGAAGATGATCAGCATAACCTGACTGCATGGGCAAAGACAAACCCGACCGAATTCTACCGCCTGGCATCGAAACTGATACCGACAAAAGTAGAGGCGGATATTCAGCAACCGGTCCAAACCATAATCCAAATTATTCCCGACCCAAATAGCGCACCCATTGCCGATTGAGAAACTTTGTACTGCGTGTGGAAAACTAAAGTGCAGGTTACAGATGGACTTTACCAAAAGTTTTTGCCACCTTTGTATAAACCGAACCGAAAACATGAAAATACACTACAACTTCGCTACACGCAGTAGGCCAACAAAAATGACTGCTGCCATTTCCACCATTAAGGCATATTCGCATAAAGCGGATTATACCATAGGTATAACCGTTGATGATGATGATGATGTAACGCTGAATAGTACCCATTACCTCGAACTGCAAAGGGATCCGAATATCTACTTCACACACGGTAAGAGCAATAGTAAGGTACACGCTATCAATCGGGGTATGGAAGGATGGAAGGGTGATATAGTTGTGAACATGAGCGATGATATGAGATTCTTGGTGCCAGGTTATGACATAAAAATAATCAATGCTTTTGCTGACAATCTTGACCAGTTCATTCACTTCCCCGATGGCAGGGTTAATCACCTGCTACCTACTATGAGCATAATGGGTAGGACTTACTATGAGCGTTTTGGTTATATCTACCACCCTCAATACTTTTCTCTATGGTGCGATAATGAGGCTATGGATGTGGCGAAGAAGTTGGGTAAGTGGAAATATGTGCCGGAGCGCATCTTCGACCATTACCACCCTGCATGGACAGGGGAGCCGATCGATGCCCAGTTAAGGCACACGCAGGGTTATTACCACATAGATGAGCAAACCTATATCAAGCGGTCAGCCGCTGGATTCCCAAATGAGAATGTATGACCACGAAAGAGAAAGCGCAGGAATTATACTGCAAATATGCAGATGCTCTTAACATAAGAGATTTACAATTAAGGGCTAATCCATATGCCAAACAATGCGCCTTAATTGCAGTAGCATTTGCAAAAGAAAACCCGTTAAATACCAATGGATATAATAAATATTTAGATGAAGTAAAATCCGAAATCGAAGCCCTATGACCCTATCAATCTTAATCTGCACTATCCAAGGCCGTGAGGGTTATCTCACCCGACTATTGCAGGAATTAGTGCAGCAAAAGGCACGGTTATCTAATCAGCTAACCGATGAGGTGGAAATCATTGTCGAATCGGACAATGGTGCCATGAGTACCGGGCGCAAAAGGAACTATCTTATAAGCAAGTCAACGGGGAAGTACATCGTATTCGTGGATGATGATGACATGATTGCACCCACCTACATCGCTGACATACTTGAAGCAGCAAAACAGAATCCCGATGTTATCGTATTTAACGGTATAATGACCACCAATGGCAAGGATGAGCGGAAGTGGTATATCAGTAAGGAATACGGCTATGAGGCGAAGGATGGGGCTTATTATCGCTATCCTAATCACATTGTCCCTGTGCGCAGGGAGATTGCTGTTAAATTCCCATTTCAAGACATTAAGATTGGGGAAGATTACCTGTACGCAACTGCAATGCATAATGCAAAGGTTCTGCAGACAGAGGTGAAGATTGACAAGGAATTATATCATTATCAGTTTAGAACGAATAAGTAATGAAGTACTACCACACCGGCACATATGAAGCTATTAATGTAATCGAAGCGTGGGGGTTGAACTTCAACTTGGGGAATGTAATCAAGTATGTTGCACGGGCAGGGCGCAAGACGGATAATCCTATTGAGGATTTGGAAAAAGCGAAGTGGTATATTGAACGGGAGATTGAAAAACTAAAACAGAAATAACATGGCACATTCTATTTTAGAAATAAGTGCAGTAATAGTGCTTATATTTATACTTATTTTGTTGTTGGCTTCGTTATTAACTACTATTGGTATGTGCTATATATATAAATTAGATTTCTTCAAAGAGTTTTTGCTTAATTTAAAAATTGCGTCGAAGGTTTTATTTTTATTTGCTATTATTTTTTTTATACTTTACCAAATTATATTATAACATGGCACAACAGACGGCGGTGGAGCAATTAGAAAATTACATGATTGAAAATTTCCATTTAACGGAAGAGGCACTATATGAATTTAAACAAGCCAAAGAAATGGAAAAGCAGCAGAAGAAAGCTGCTTGGGTAGATGGAATTAAAACTCAAAGAATTATAAAAAGCACAGAAGTAGATAAATACTTTGAACAATACTACACCCAAACCTACGGAAAATGAGATACAGCCAAAACAACGAGCAGGACGTAATCGAACAATACTTCCGTACTGCAGGTACATTTCTTGACATTGGTGCCAATGATGGTGTTACGTTATCCAATACCTATTCCCTGCAACTGAGTGGATGGGGTGGTGTACTTGTAGAGCCGAGTGAAGATGCTTTCAATCGCATCCCACCCAATGATAAGGTTAAAGCGTTCAATGTGGCTATCGGTACTGCAGATGGCACCTGTACTTTCCATGAAATGGGAACACATTTGAACAGGGGTGATGTATCGCTATTATCCACCATTAAGAAATCAGAGATGAAGCGTTGGAATGGCACAGAGTTTAAAGAACGAATGACAGAAGTATGGACTTACAAGACGTTAGTCAAGAACTCCCCCTACAAGTATTTTGATTTCATTTCTATTGATGCCGAGGGTATGGACTTTGAGATATTGGAGCAAATTAACCTATCCGGTACACAAATGGTATGCATTGAACACAATGGCAATGCTGACCTGTTCCAACTCATTAAAGAGTACTGCAATGGGTTCGGACTGCATAAGAAATTGTTAAACAATTTAGAGAATGTAATATGGGCAAGGTAGTATCACAAGTAGAAATAAAGAAACAAGAACACAATTCAGAGTTCCCTAAATTAATGATAGGGGAATTAACAGGATTAATAGTATTAATGAGCCAAAATAAATGTGGGACTGTTATACATAAAGGGGAATCAACACTTTTAGAAATAGGAGAATTTCATACTGAATGGAAAATGGAAACATTCAAAGATTATGATGGCTCGGTAATATTAAATAATCAATAATATGGGCAAGGTAATCACATCCCTATCCTCCACAGGCAGGGAAAACTACAACGAGGCAATGTTAGGACTTATCCGTTCAATCAATCGCAATGCTCCCGACTATGACACTCACCTTCGTAGTGTGGATGGCTATGTGGATGAATACCAGGGTAGGAAAATACTGCAAGGCAAATGGCCGAAGTCAAGCAACTACGAATCGTGGAGCCATCAAAATATGCCGTATCAGTTCAAACCGGTAATGGTAGCGGAAGCGTATGAGTTGGGGTATAGGAAGATTATTTGGTGCGATAGTACAATCCGGGTAATGAAGAACCCTGATCCGTTGTGGCAACTTGCAGCAGAACATGGGATTGTTGCGTGGAACAATGAGGGGCATCCGTTACACAAGTATATCCCCGATCACCAAATCGCATGGTTAGGGTTAAGAGATTACACACAGGTATTGCAGATGTATCAGATTATGGCTTGTTGCATAGTCTTTGACTTCGACCACCCTGCAACTAAACCGATATTTGATAAGTGGATAGATGGTGCGTTTAATAACTGCTTTCACCATAACGAGAGTAAGAATCCACACTATGTAAGCAGCCGGCACGATCAATCGCTGCTATCTGCTATCATGAATCTAAATGGTGTAAAGGTGCAACCGTATGGCGGGTTAGCATACAGGGAATTTATGCCCGTTGAACCGTTCTTTATTAATTGGGGGGTAAAAGATTAGACATGGACTTCACGAAACAGGAATTCATCAACTTTTGGGGCAGCAATGGGTACTATGAGGAGTTTACCTATGGGTTAGGAATACAGGAAGTAATTAACCGAATTATCTATCCGTTTGGTGGTGTTGAAACCTGTTTAGAAATAGGATGCGGCGGAGGTGTATTCACTAAAGAATTATCGCATACTTTCAGTAAGGTTATCGGTATTGATGTTATTCCCATACATGCCGGAGTGATATACCATAATTTAGAATACAAGGAATTAGATAACCAAGACTACAAATGCACAAATGTAGATGACAACTCAATTGACTTCGTTTTCAGTTACGGAGTATTCTGCCATTTCTCAAATGATGCCATCAAAGAGTATCTGCAATCTATTTACAGAGTGCTGAAGAAGGGCGGTGATTGTGTGATAATGATTAGTAACTTTGACAAACTTAAAGAGCAGTTCCCCGACTTCGATGACTGGACTAAATACAAGTTAGGGGATAGGATGTTAATAGGGCATTTTTACCAAGATGACAGAACGGTTGATATAATGAAGCATAAATTCAAAATTGTTAGCCGTAACCTAACACCCGACCACAGGGATATAGTGGTACATCTAAAGAAATAATATGGGCTACACAGGAAAAACAATCGAACTAATCGACATCATTATTGACAGAGTTCAAACGGTGGTAGATTTAGGCGCACAGAATGATTACCGCCATCCTACACTACCTGCACCATACGTTAAAGATACCTACTATGCTAACAAGCAATACACGGCCATTGACATATCCGGAGAGAACGGAAGTGAACCGTATGACCTTTCACAACTACATGATTTCGGAGTACAATACGATCTTTTGGTGGATGCAGGAACATCCGAACACGTTGGAACAAACGGCAAGCATGACATCAAAGCCATTTACAACTGTTGGAAGAACAAGCACAACCTTGTTAAAGTCGGGGGATTCATTGTCTCCGAAAACCCAAAAACAGGGAATTGGCCGGGACATGGATTCAACTACTACACTACAGACTTTTATAAGCTACTCGCTGGCTTTGGTGATTACTCTCTCATTGATATTGGTGAGCATCCTGCTATGGGTAACACGACAGACGGTTGGAATGTTTACTGCGTTCTGCAAAAAACGAAAGAGGAATTTATAAGCCTGGAGAAATTCAAGAAGTGTGGTATCGCAACAAGTTAAACAAATCAAAGCGACATCGGTATTCTATGCCAATGAAAAGGCATACAATGAAGGTTACCCGATAATCTGCAATGAGGGGGGAAGTAGATCGTCGAAATCATTCTCCATCGTTCAACTGCTCATTCAGATAGCATCTACTCAACGTAATAAGCGAATCAGCATTGTATCCCATTCCCTCCCACACATCAAACGGGGTGCATACAGGGATTTCAAGACCATTATGGAAGATTGGGCGATGTGGAAGGATGAAGATTTTAGCTTCACCGATTTCATTTACAAATTCCCTAATGGCAGTTATATCGAACTATTCGGACTTGAAGATGAACAGAAAGCACGGGGGCCGGGTAGGGATATTCTTTTCGTAAACGAAGCCAACCTTATCAGAAAGGCACTATTCGACCAGTTGGCGATGCGAACAACGGGGACAATCTTTTTAGATTGGAACCCTGCTGACTTCGTTAGTTGGGTGTACGATGTAGCCGACAATCCCAACAACAAGCGGATAAAATCTACCTACCTGAACAACAAAGGCAACTTATCCCAAACGCAAATAGACATCATTGAAGGGTATAAGAACCTGCCAGATGATTTCATGTGGAAAGTGTACGGGTTGGGAGAAAGGGGTGCAGCGAAAGAGATAATCTACACCAAATGGCAGATAACAGATGTACTCCCGGAAGGTGGCGATGTGTTCTATGGTTTGGACTTTGGTTACGTTCACCCACTTGCACTCGTTAAGGTGGTACACTATGAAGGGGCGAACTATGTGCAGGAGTTGATATACAAATCGGGATTAACTCCATCCGAGATTATCAGGGAAGTAAAAGACCACATATCAGATAGAAAACCTGTGTACTGCGATGCGGCCGAACCGAAATCAATCGAGGAACTTTACAGAGGTGGCATCAATGCACAGGCAGCAAACAAAGAAGTATGGCCGGGAATACTGAAAGTTAAATCTTATCCGTTGTACGTTACATCCGGTAGCAAAAACATCATTCGGGAGCTGCAATCCTACAAGTGGAAGAAGGACAAGAATGACAATGTGGTTGATGAACCAGTGAAGGAGAATGACGATGGATTAGATGCGATGCGTTATGCCATCTTCACCCATCTTCACAAGCCGGCATTTCAGGTGGCAGTATGGTAGGCAATTAAATCGTAATTTTGCCAGTAACAAATAAAACATTATGGGTTTATTCGATTTCCTTAAACGCAAGGCAGCACCCGTTAAAACACCTGTTCAAGTTTCAATCGAAAGGGGATTGATAACTTGGGATGGGCAGAATCAGGCAGAAATAGTTAGGGATAGTTATATCGGCAATGACTTGGTATATGCCATCATTACGCTAATTACCCAAAAGGCGAAAGTAGCACCCTGGGGAGTGTATAAGGTGAAGGACAAAGCGAAGGCAAAGCAGTACCAGGCGAAACTAAACTCACCGGTAACCATTGACCTGAAAGAACTGAAGGAACTGAAAGAGCAGGCCTTTGAACTATACGAAGGCGATGCCCGGCTGAATGAGTTGCTCAAATACCCAAATAGTGAAGATTCATGGAGCGACCTTATCGAACAATGGGTAGGTTTCAAGAAGATAACGGGCAATTCCTTCATCTATGCAAAAATGGTTGGCGATGCTTCCGTGAACAAGGGCAAGCCAATGGAGTTGTATGTACTACCATCCCAATACATGGCAATCAAAGTAGATATTGAGCAATTCCCGCCAAAGAAGGTAGCCTATCAACTTTATTACGGGCAGTATATCCCTTTCAATACTATTGAGATTCTGCATGATAAATACTTCAACCCTGAATGGTCAGCAACCGGTGGGCAGCTGTATGGATTATCGCCTTTACGGGCGGCATCGAAGGTCTTAACCCGTTCCAATAGTTCAAAGACCGCATCCGTTGCGATGTTCGATAACATGGGGCCGCAGGGTGTACTTTACATGGATGATATGCGATTCGACCCATTAAGTGGTGGCGCGCAAGCACAGGCACTTAAAACGCAAATATCAATGGCATCCGGCGCCGGCAAGCATGGTAGTGCAGCCGTATCAGGGTACAAAGTAGGATGGACACAGATTGGCCT